GGCCGGGGGCGATCAGTTCGGCGGCACCCGCCTGCACGATCTCCCAGATGCCCTGCGCGGATTCCACCGCCAGCGCATTGGCACCGCCGAACAGGGTCAGATCACTGACGCTTTCCAGCGTGCCGGAGGCAAGATCGACGACCAGAGCGTTCCCGAGATCGAAGCGCGATGTCGGGCCAGCATGGAAATCCGACACCAGCGTGCCGATCCGGGCGCGACTGCCAAAGGTGGTGAGCAGGGCAAACCCATCGGTCGAGGGGCTGCGGAACACCGCCATCTCGCCCGGCCAGGGAACTGCATGGGCGGCAATCATCGGTCGATGCGCGGGCTGGTCCTCGGAGAGCTGTGGCAGGTCGAGAAGGACGGCGTCCGGCGCACCAAAGACCACGGTCCGGGTCAGCGAGGCCGGTCGCGGATCGCCGGGTGGCAGATCATAGGCCGCGCGGTCCTGGCGAACGGATTCGATTCCGCGACTATCGGAATCCGCGATGGATACGAGGCGGAGTTCGATCTCGCGGCCGTCATGCATAAGCCGGATCACATCGGCGGGGTCCAGCGCCAGTCGTGAGGGCGGCAGCCGGAAGGTCGCGCTTTCGCGGCCGATCCAGGCTTCCATCAGCGCGCGACGGCAGCGGCGTTCCGCCTCCTCAGGAGGGATCGCCATCGGGAAGCTTTCCGAGGCGATGCGGGTGGTGTCGACGGTGATGCGGCGGGCTTCGACAAGGGCGGCGTCATAATCCTCGTCAGCGCGGGCGACCTGCCACTTCAGCGCCTGCGGCAGTTCGGTTTCCTGCGCGCGGACCAGTTCCAGCGCTTCGCCCTCGCGGGAAGCCACTAGGTCGGCATGCGCCAAGGTCAGAACCGACGCCCGCCCGCGCATGACGAAGCGGATCATGCCTTCGGTCTCGATGGCATCGAACCCGAAATGTCGCGCCAACGTACTGATCGAGGATCTTGGCGCTTCCAGCGCGGTGATGGCATAGCCTTCGACGGCACCCCAGAGGCCGGACACGTCGATCAGGGCTTCCGGCATTCCAGCGCGCAGGCAGACGTGGCGCACAAGGGCCGCCAGCGACACCGCGCCGAGTCGGCCGGTCAGCCAGTGGCCCAGCCGCCAGTTCGGCCCATCGGTCCAGACGTCGGTCAGTTCGGGGAAGAACGGATAGGGCCGCGCGTCCCATGTCCAGGCGGCGCATTCGGGGACATGTACCATGCGGCCGCCATAGATGGTGGAGATCGGGTTGTTGGCCGGGTCGCCCCAATGCAGATAGCTCGCCTCCAGATAAGCGCGCTGGATCGCATCGTCGCGCCAGCCGCGCGAAAAATACGGCGTGAAGCTCTCCGAGGACTTCGGGTCGAAGAAGACGTTGGGCTGGTTGGTGCCCCGGTCGATGGCAGGGCAGCCGAGTTCGGTGAAGCGGATGGGTTTCGATTGCGGCACCCATGCCGTCGGTGCGCCGCTTTCCACACCGCCCAACCGGTTGAAATGCGGCTCTGACCACCAGGCACGGATATCCTTGGGGCGAAACACCCACGGCTTGCCTGCCGCGCCATCGGTGATTGGCGTGCGAATCTGCGCAGACCGGTCAGCGGCGCTGGCATAGAACCAGTCGAAGCCTTCGCCGCCCGCGATGTTCGCCTGCAGGTACGCCCGGTCGTAGATCGCGGGCCAGCCTTCTAGCGCATCGGCATGGTCAAACCCGTCGCGCCAATCCGACAGCGGCAGATAGTTGTCGATGCCGACGAAGTCGATGTTGCTATCCGACCAGAGCGGATCGAGGTGGAAGAACACGTCGCCAGATCCATCGCCCGGCTGGTGGCCGAAGTATTCCGACCAGTCGGCCGCATAGCCGATCTTGGTGCCCGCCCCGAGAATAGTGCTGACGTCGGCTGCGAGGGTCTTGAAGGCGGTCACTGCGGGATAGGTGCTGGCGCCGGAGCGGATGGTCGTCAGCCCCGGCATCTCGGTGCCGATCAGGAAGGCATCGACACCACCCGCTGCTGCACAAAGGTGCGCGTAGTGCAGCACCATGCGGCGAAGGCCCCAGTCGCTTGGCAATCCGGTGAAGCTGACGCTCTCGCCCGAGACACTGAAACTGCCGGGCGTTGCCGCGCCGAACAGTGCCGTTACCTGCGTCGTGGCGGAGCCGGTCTTGTCCACCGAACCGGCAAAACCCGCCGCAGGGGAACAGGTGATCCGCCCCCGCCATGGAAATGCGGGCTGGCCCGGCGTGGCGGCATTGGCGCTGTAGGGGTTCGGCAGGGTGTTGCCGGACGGCACATCCATCAGCAGAAAGGGATAGAACGTCACCCGCAACCCGCGCGCTTTCATCTCCTGGATCGCCTGCACCACCGCAAAATCCGCAGGCGTGCCGCCATAGACCGGACGGTCCTCGGCGTCGCGGCTGACCAGATGGGCACTGGCCCGGCTGACGCCGTTCACCGACCAATTTGCGGGCGTGGTGGCCTTGGAGGCGACCTCGACACCAGGCTTCACCTTGCAGAAGCCTGCGCGCAGGTCGTTGCCGAACCAGGCCACGACGAGGCTGACGCTCTCGACCGCCGGGGCCATCGCCTGCAACCGGTCCAGCGCCACCACGATGTCTGGCCGGTCGGGCAGCGCGTTCAGGTTCTAGGCAACTGTTGCACCGGCGCTGCCTTTGCGGATGGCATCGGTGGCGTAGGTGAACTCCCCCGACGCCGGGATTAGCGTAACAGCGCGGGTCAGGCCTTCGGCGGTGTCAGAATCAGCCAGCGGGCGGAACACCTCAAAGCTGATCTGCGGCAGGCGGTTGCCGAACGGGCTGAGGCCCAGTTCCTCGAACACCACATAGGCCATGCCGCGATAGGCGGGCGTGTTGGCCGCTCCCAGCTTTGCGCTGATGAACGGATCGGCCGCCTGCGCCTCATCGCCGGGGTACCCGCCACACCTCGACGTCGGCGTTGTCCCAGCGGCCATCGAGGATGTCGGTCTCGGTGATCCGGTCGGACGACAGCACGCCTTGGGCATCCTGCGCATCGACCGAGAGATCGGACCCCGACCGCACTTCAGCGGCCGCGAAGCCGCTTTCCGGCTCGAAATCGGTGCCGTCGAAGCTGAGGGTGCGATCATGGTCGGTGAAGCCAAGCGTCACCCCATCGGCCCGCACGATCCGCCAGCACCAAGCCAGTGTCGTCGTGCCTTCGTCGAGATGGGCCTGAAGCGCGGGCGGGAGGGACTTCACTTCCGCCCCCAGCCGCGCCAGAGGGCGACAGAGGCCAGCGCCGAAGAAATCACGCCCCCGGCCGTGCCGGTCAAGGCGTATAGGTTAAAGGGGCGGAGATCGAAACTGCCAGTCACAAGATCGAAATCCGCCAGACCGGCCATGGCCAGACCAGAGGCGGCAAGACAGGCCAGATAGACCAGCCCGCGTGCAAGGTTCCAGTTCATGATGTTGCCTTTCCTGTGAAGAATTCTATCAGCCCCTGCCACCACGACCGTGTGATAGGCGGTTGGGTCGGCATGGGTACCGGCAGCGGCACGGACAGTGGCACCGGCGCGCTCGTCGAGCGCAGCAATGCGAGCGCCTCGGCCTCGGTCAGACGGCGGATCGGTCGCGAGAAATCGACCCGTCCGTTTCGGTCCACCGCCCAAACCGGGATGGTGCCGGTCGGATAGCGGCCGTTGCGGAACAGTTCTCGCTCGGCCTCACGGCGGGTGCGGATCGCGGCGGGTCGGAGCCAGCCCATGAAGGCTTGCGCGGCGGCGTGGCGGTTGCCCGCGTTCAGATGCCGCGTCAGCGAGGCCTTCGCGATGCCACCGGTGTTGTAGTGGAACGAAACCAGCGCATCGAACTCATGCGGCTCCAGCGGCACCTTTACCGCGCGCAGAACGTCCGCCTCGTAGGCCACGATGTCGGCGCGAAAGAGCCGGAAGGCTTCGCGGATCCCGGCGTCCAGATTGGCAGGCATGCCACGCGGCATCCGTACCGGATCGGGCGGCCCCGCCGAAGCCGTGTGGCCGATGCCGAAGGTCCAGACGTTTTTGACATCGAGATAGGGTCCGGGCACGAGTCCTTCGTGCCGGACAAGGGCCAGAAGGCCCCGGTCTGTCATGTGCATGGGATCACCCTAAAAGTGAGAGGAGCAGGATCAGGACGGCGACAAGGACGCCGATGCGGAGACGGTGGCTGAAGGCTTGGCCGGGATCAGCGGCATCGCAGCGGATGGACCGCGCGAGGCGGAGAAGTTCATGCATCGCTGTCGCCCCCCTTGCCGCTGCGCAGCCGGGCGAGGACGACCTCGATGAAGGCGGGGCCGAAGACGCCGACCAGATAGGCGGCGGAGCCTGCCGCACCCCCGGCTGGGATCGCCTCGGGCGGCAAGCCGAGCCAGCCGGTGATGATCGCCATCGACAGGCTGCCCATCCCCGCCGCAATTAGCCCGCCCAGCAGGATGTGGCGCAGGGCATCCCGCAGACGCATCCGCGTAGTCAGCGCGTTGGTTGCGCCGCCAAGCGCACCCCAGGCCGCCAAGATGACGGCGGTCGAGGTTGCCAGATCGCGCAGGACTGCGGCGACAAAGCCGGTTTCTTCGTTCATCGCCGGATCTCCAGCAGGGGAATGGATGTGATCGACCCGAGACGCTCGAGGTCGAGGGTGACGTCGAGCATGTCGGTGTCGAAGCGGACGGGCACGTCGAATTCGAAGCCCGCAGCGATCGTGATGCCTGCACCCGGGGCGGCAGCGAAAGTCACGCTGCCCGTGGTGGTGTCGACGGTCCAGCCCGACATCAACTCGACGCCGTTCAGGGCAAGACGGACAGAGCCTGCAACCGGCTTGGCGATTGCGCGGGTCCAGCTTTGCGCGCCGGAAGTGTAACGTTTCAGGAGACCGAAGGTGGTGACCGCGCTATTGCCGTTGCCGATGGGCTGGTCGGTCGGGGCCATGGCCTGCGACGGCAGGCAGGATTTGTAATCCGCCCAGTCCTTGTAGCGAAAGCCGTGCAGGCGGCCGTTGCGCGCCTCAAAGAAGGCGACGACCACCGCCAGATCGTCAGCGCGGCGGATGCCATAGGCGACGTCAAACCGACGACGCGAGTTGGCCCAGCTGGCATTGCGTTCCTCATCGCCAGAGGCCAGTTCGACCACTTGCGTGCGCCGTTCCGGACCGCCTCGTGCCCCGCGGCTGATGTTGTCGGGGAAACGAACCTCGTGAAACGCCATCAAAATTCTCCCTTGTTCGTGCTCTGATCCGCGCAACCGGTGCCCACTTGCGGGATCGCACTCACATGCCCCTCCGACCCATCGACACCGCGCGGGCAATGTCGGCAGCGACCTGCGTGCGCGATTGCCGGAAGCTTTCGGCATCGCGGGCCATGATGGTAACATTGACGGCGGGCGCGCTGGTCTGGCCGTAGCCCGCGGCCTCGCGCCGCGAGAGGACGCGCTCGCCTCGTTGCAGGATCGCCGGAACTTCAGCTGGCTTGATCCCGGCCCAGCCGCCCGTATGCATGCGCGGGGCGCCTGCAAAGGCCATCGCCGGAACCATATGGCCCGGGCCCGGCGATCCGACGATGCCGCCCGCATGCAGGATATTGGCAAAGAGCCCACCAGCACTGACAAGAGCGCCCGACAGCGCGTTGGCAATGGGGCCGAGGATGAAGCGTCGCGCAGCCAGTTTTTGTCAACGGCGGAGTCAAATCCGGCCAATGGGCGGAGCAAAACCAGGCCACTTATGTC